GGCTATTCTAACGACCCTGCAGCGCTTATAGACGTGTATTACTATAATGGTGGATACATACTTGATGAACGTTTGTATCGCAAAGGTATGAACAACAAGCCATTGGCAGACTTTATCAACAATCTAGAGTTCCCTGAAACATTAGTCATAGCTGATAGTGCAGAACCCAAGAGCATAGATGAGCTTAGATTGTACGGTATAAACGTACTACCTGCTGAAAAGGGACCAGGAAGTATCAAGCAGGGTATAGACACTGTGCAATACCAACGTATTAGTGTTACCAAGCGTAGTGTGAATACAATTAAAGAGTATCGAAACTACATGTGGATAACTGACAAAGACGGCAAGATTATTAACCAACCCGAATCAGGCAATGACCACAGCATGGACGCATTACGATACGCTCTTGCATCTCTGTTGAAACACGATACATCATCAGCTGGTATAATAGACACAACACCATTACCTGACCCGTACTTACAGACATTTAAGGTTAATGAAGATGGCTCAAGTACAATGACGCATGATATTGGTAGGGCAATAAGAGAAACGGAGTGGCAATGAAAGTAGTAACGTTCTATATATACAGCGCAGTGCTGCCAACTAACGAGCTAACACTCTATCGCTGCGTGAAGTGCAGTAGACCTATATTCAAAGCAGGTGGTGATGCAATGGTTATCTCCAATGCTAAGACACCAAACTTTGATTCTAGCTTATCTAACAAAGGATACTTTGAAATCATGTGTCATAGTTGTAAAACTGAGTATAAGGTTTTATGGCAATGAAATATTTTAGCATGTTTAGTGGAATAGGGGGATTTGAATATGGGATACAACGTGCTTTCGATAAACAACTTACCGCGGTCAAGCAAGACGGGCAAGGGCGGAACAGGGATATTAACCAAGTGGAACACAATGTTCTGCCTACAAGCAGGATTACCCCACTATGTGTTGGTTACTCCGAAATCGACAAATACGCAATTAAAGTCTATGAAAGGAACTTCAATGGACACAAAAATTACGGGGACTGTACAGCAATCGATGCTCAACAACTCCCAGACTTCGACTTACTCGTGGGTGGATTCCCATGCCAAGCGTTTTCTATTGCAGGTAAACGATATGGTTTCCAGGACACCAGAGGAACACTTTTTTTTGATATCGGAAGGATTCTCGCAAACAAAAGACCCAGACATCTGGTACTCGAAAACGTCAAAGGTTTACTATCTCACGACAACGGCAAAACTTTCCAGACAATCCTTGGGGTTCTCTCCGACTTGGGGTATACAGTGGAATGGCAGGTGCTTAACAGCAAAGACTTCGGAGTTCCCCAAAACCGAGAGCGTGTCATCATTGTCGGACATCTTGGAAACGAATGTAGACGAAAAGTATTTCCTATCACCCCAGCTAACAGCCAAACTCTTAGGGAAGCTGACTTCCTCAGAATTAACAGAGTAGACCGTAGCACCAAGACCTACGACATGAGTAGAAGCAAGATATCCAGCACTTTAACATCAACCATGTGGAAGGGCATAGACGCTAGTGGCAGAACTGGCGTTATTGAGCAGATTAACCAACCGACCCATAGTAATGACAGGGTTTACGCAGATACAGGTATAAGCCCAACACTCAACGCTTTGCAGGGCGGTAACAGGCAACCTTTTATACAAGACGAGCCAAGAATACGCAGACTAACTCCAACTGAATGTGAACGCTTACAGGGATTTCCAGATGACTGGACTAAGTATGGCGAAGATGAACATGACATGAGAGTAGATATAAGCGACACTCAACGCTATAAGATGTGCGGCAATGCAGTAACAACTAATGTAATTCAAGCAGTAATAACTAATTTAATAGAATGTTTAAATTGATGTATAATGTAGTCAGGCAAACACTAAAAGCCCCAATCGTTCTTGGGGTTATTTTTAATTAGAGGAACTTATGGCACAAGACCAATTTAGCTCGGCATCACCAAAACTTAGCGACATGCGTGTAGACAATATAAGCGACCAACTGGGCGTAATTGATTCACTTCCAGCGCTTAGTTTAGACATACCTGATAACGAACTTATCAAGAATCTTAACTACCGTATTGAAGATAGTCGTGGCTATTGGGATCAACCGCAGGGTTTTAATTTAAAGCAAGCTCGTGCAAACAACTCTAAGCTCTTAATCGGTAAGGAACTTGAAACTACTACTCTTTACCGATACCAAAAAATGTACGTAGAGAACCAAATCTTTGTAGCTAATGAATCTATCATTGCTTATCTTACACAGAACCCAGCAGTACCAGAAGTTATGCCAGCACAAGACAGCATTACATCACGTAAGCTCGCTACTGACATGGAAAAGGTACTTAAAGCACATAGTCAAATAGTAAACCTAGACAGAATTGTTGACACAATGGCAAGAAACTTGCTTAGTAAGCGTATAGGTATCATTTACTGGGAGTTTGACCCTAATTATGGTGACAATGGAGAAATAATACCGCATGTAGTAGACCCAGAACACGTAATACTAGACAAAAACTGTCCACTAGGCGGCAATCCAGCGTTTATCTGCCACGTTTTAAAGTATTCAGTAGAAGAACTATGTTACCGATATCCTGAAAAAAAGAAACAAATCTTTGACAAGCTAGGTATACAGCGCGGGACTCCAAAGCAAATGACTAAAGTTATAGCTGTACGACGTGTATGGCTAATTCACTACAAGAACGGTGAGCCTATTGAAGCGTGTGTAACATATTTTGGCGACCTCGTACTAGGTAAATACAAAGACCCTAACTGGAACTACGCTAAAGGCAAGAACTTCCTACGCACTCACAAGAAACCATTTACATTCTTAAACTACATTAACGATGGCCAGCACCTTATCGACATTACTACACCTATTGAGCAAGCTAGCCCAATGCAGGAAATCTTAAACAAGCGAACACGACAAATTACCGAGAACGCTGACAAAGCTAATGGAACTCTTGTTATCTCTACCTCATCAGGACTTACTAAAGATGACTTGCAAAACTGGACTGGTGATCCTAATCAGAAACTACTTATTAAGACTGGTGGCCAATCAGTACAGAGCCTTGTATACCAGGTGCCACCACACGACCTACCAGCATGGGTTATAAATGATAAGGTAGACGCTCGAACACAAATCTTAACTATCATGGGTACTCCTACTGAGTTTACTGGTACAGAAGATGGCACACAGGGCGAAGGCTCACTTGGCCAATCAATGATGAAGAAGAACCAAGCTAGTGGCCGACAAGACTTGATATTACGTGGTATCCACAACTTCTTAAACGAATACTACAACCAGCTCGTACAGATGATGTGTGTTTGGTATGACAAAGACCATTTCTTTGTATACAACGGTGGCGATGGTGACTTTGATTACATAACTATTAACCGAGATATGATTGAAGATGGCCTAGCAGTTAACGTTAAGGCTGGTATTGGTGCTGGCTCAGACAAGGCACGACAAGAAGCTATTGCACTACAACTACTCAAGATGGATAAGATATCTATCCTTGACGCATACAAAGACCTACATCTTGAAGGTGCACAGAACCGATACGACAACTATGCTAAAGAAAAGGCTGACCCAATGGGCATGGCACGTGACGCTATGGATCAAGTATCCGATGGCCGAGCATTTGTCGACTTTACTAAGATTATGAACGGTGTTGATGTTAAAGACTTCACCGACCGCTCTAAAGAATATGTACTCACTATGAGAAAACTTATGCTAACTGATGAGTTCCTTGACGCAGATGCTAAGAAACAGAACCGATTACTAAAGTTTATTAAGAAGGTACTAGATAACGTAGAACGACGCTACGCACTAGACCAAGCTACACAATCTCAGGGTGTTGAATCATTAGATCCGAGCCTACCGTTCCCACCACTACAGCCATTTAACCCACAAACACAAATGGGACAAGGACAACCTAGCGGAATGCCTCCAGCTCCTGGTGGCGCATCTGAAATGCCTGCTGGTGCCTTACCCGTTAGCGCACTACAACAAGGCGCACCTGGCGGAGCTATGCCTGGCGGATTAACAGGCGGAATACCTGCACCACAAACTGGTACTGGACTACCTAATATGGCCAATCCTGGCGCTGCGGCACCACAAAACCCCTCTCAATTACCTGTGGTATAATAAACCTATATAATAAGGAGTTTAGCCCATGAACCCTACACTCGATAGCATTGTAGAGCAGGCACTTGCCGAAACAGAACCAACTAATGAGGAGGTTGTAAAAGATGTGGACGAAAGCACAGCTGAAGCTAAAGCAACAGAAGCGAATGACACAGCTACAGAAAATGAAAAAGCAGAAGAAGCTAACGAATCTGAAGCAGACGAAACTGCTGAAGTTGAGAAAGCAGATGATGCTGGAGAAGAATACACAGCTGACGATATAGTCGCTGATGACGAAGAAGAAGTTTACGAGGAACCTAAGGTCGAACAACCTAAGGAAGCCGCAACAAACTTAACACCAGAACAATCGTATATCTTTAATAGCTTACCTGACATCAATGTTCAGGCTGCAGACGGCAAATACTACACGATTAAAGTACCATCACAGCTACCAGCAGACTTTGAGTTTGCTAACAAGCGTGAGGAGATTATCTTTAATCAAAATGTTGCTGCACAAGAACTTAACGCACGTGACTTACAAAACCAATACAAGACTCAGGAAACACAACGACAAGGTACTGAGTTTCAAGAAAAAGTAAATGCAAGCGTACGTAGTGATGTAGCTGAGTTACAACGTGAAGGTATATTCCCTAAGTTTAAAACTCCGATTGATAGCCCTAACTTTGAAAAAGACCCAGCAGCAGTTGAAATGCAAGCAGTCTTAGACCTTATGGAAACACGTAACGCTAGTTACTTAGAACAAGCACAAAAGGGTCAACCATTTAGATTTGTTGGTTTTAAAGAAGCCTATGACATTTACACAGCACAACAAGCACGAGCTGAACGACAAAAGAATGTCCGTAATGAAGATAGCGCACGCAAGACTATTGCAAAGAAGTCTAGCAACAGCGCTGGAGCTTACGAACCTAGTATCGTAAAGCCAAGTGTACGACCAGGCACAACTACACGTGATTTATTAGCCGAAATAGACGCGATGGAATTTTAATTAAATAAGGAGTCAATATGCACTTAAATTGGATACTATCTATATTAGCAATTATAGAAGAACGTGGTAAGCACCTTGCAGACGACGAAGCTACATATCTTAGCGAAAAATTACCGTTAATGACACACCCACATCGTTACCTAGACGCAAAGGTAGCAGTACAAAAATTGCTTGATGAGGTTGGTCGTTACAGTAGCAAAAAGTAACTCTCTTGCAACTCGCTACTATGTAATGTAAAATGTAACTAGGCAATTACAGCAGCCCCCTAAATCAGGGCTGTTTTTTATTTGCATAAATAAATTAACAAGGAGCTATATATGGCTGGAATGGTATTTACCGATAGGGTAACTGACATCACCTATCAAAAGATCTTGCCTTCGATTGTTGACCAGATCAACAACAGCAACATCTTCCTAGCTCGTGTTCTCAGCAAACCTGGAACATGGCTTGGAGTAACAGAAAACCAACCAATTGAGACTGCAAACAGTACAACTGGTGGTTCATTCAGCGGCATGGATACATTTCCTACGGCTGCAACAAACAATACTCGTTTAATGACATGGTATGTGTCAGCTTACGAGCAATCAGTTGTTGTACCTGGAATTGAAGCTGCTGTAAACGCAAACAACGAACGACAAGTTCTTCGATTGCTTGCAACTCGTATGGACGAAGCTAAAATCTCGGCTATGCAAAACATTGGTCAAATCTTCTACGGTCTTGGTGCTGGAAAAGATTTCGACGGATTAGGTAACATCGTAGATAACGGTACTTCTACTGCTAGCTATGCTGGTGTTACTCGAAGCGGTAACGCATTTATCAACGGTGACGTAACTGCAGTAACTAACGGAATCATTACTCTTGATTATCTATCAAGCGAATTCGACAACGTATCAGCTGCTGGTTCAACTTCAGAAAGCCCAACAATCGGTCTTACAACTAAGACTATCTGGACTTACATTGAAGGTCTTATTCAGCCAATGGTATCTGCTCGCTACGAAACTATGCAACTTCAGGGTTACGACCGCATCGACGGTAAGACTCCAAACGGTTCTGTAGTATCTGGTGCAAAGATGACTGGTGTAGGTGGTTTCAACGCGTTAGTTTATCGCGCACGCCCACTTGTAGCAGACGACAATGCAACATCTCAGACGTTCTTCTGGCTTAACGAAAACTATCTTGAATTCAAGAGACTTATTGACTCAAGCCTACGACAGATTCCTTCAACTGTTGAAGTTACTGAAGGTTTCTATAAGGACGTTCCAATGCCAAGTGCATTCCAATTCCGCGAAATGATCGCGCCTGTTAACCAATACGGACAAGTTGGTCTCTTGCTCCTCATGGGTAACTTGATACATCGACAACCTCGACGTAACGGTAAATTAACTGGTATTACCAGTAACTAGGAAAGGAAGAATATATTATGGAAACAGGTATACGAAGCCTAACCGCAAGCGACCTTAAAACAGTTAGCTCTACTAACCTAGAAACTCTTGGTGCAGTAGGTGCAACTGCTGACAACCGACTATTTCGTTATGTTTACGCTGACGCAACAAATGGTCTAGCAATAGGTAAGTTAGGTGTAGCTCCAGCAGTTACAGCTAACCACGTTAACCGTTCACTCGGTTCAGCTAGCCCAGTAGCAGTTGGTGGAAAAACTGTAACTGTAGCAGTTGGTGCAACAGCAGTAACAGCAGACCAGTACGCTGGTGGCTACTTAGTAGTTCGCGACGGTACAGGTAAAGGTCAGACTCTACGTGTTAACGGTAACAGCTCATCAGCTGGTTCTACTGACATCACTGTAAGTCTTGCAGATCCTATCTCAACAGCTCTATCACTATCAGACTCAAAGGTTGACCTTATCAATCCATTCTATGGTGTAGTAGCTAGCACAACTCTTTCAGAGTCTGTAGGTGTAGCTCCAATCACGATTCCAGCAGGAAACTACGGTTGGGTACAAACTAAAGGTATCGCTTCTGTTCTTGCAGACGGTATTATTACTAAGGGATATAGCGTTGTTCAGTCCACTAGCGTAGCTGGTGCAGTAGCAATCAGTGCAGGTAACGCAGCAACTTCACAAGTTGTTGGTGTAGCTCCTGAAGCAACTGTTGACACTAAGTACAATCAAGTACTCCTAGACGTAAAATAAATTAAGGAAGGAATCCCATCATGGCACGAAAATTAAGCCGTTACAACGACGCCATCAGACAGCGTGCAGTAGTAGATGCTTGGGATAGTTCAACTAACACCTTCGCTCCAATACCACAACTTACACCTGTAAGCTCTGTGGTGTTGGCAGCAGCAAGTTTTGCTCAGAACACTAGCTATCCTTTATGGACAGCTCCAAACGACGGCAAAACTTACCAGGTCACTGGTATTAGCTATCGTTTCACAACGCAATCAACTGGTGCATCTACTTTCTCATTGGAAGTAGCTGGTGCTGGTGTAGCTCCTGGATCAGGTACAGCACAAACTGGTGCTCTATCACTACAGGGAACAGCTAACACAACTATCAATGGTACTATTACAACTCAGACTGTTATTTCAGCAGGTTCTTCAATCAACTTGGTTGTATCAAACACTGCAGCGACAACTGGTCTAGTTGGTCTAGTTATCACAGTTTCTCTACAACGAGTAAGCTAAAAATAAAAGGAAATATATGGAACAAGCAGGACGCGAACTCACCAGTGTAGACTTACGTGTAGTCACCAATGACAAGCAGGACTTTTTAGGTTCTACTGGTCAAACAGGTGATGGAAGAATATTCCGATACGTTCAGAATGGGAGTGTTGCACAACCTTCGGGTACCCTGCTTGCTCTACCATATACAACTAACTTTGTTGGTTTAACAGTTGCAGGTGCTTCTGCTACCAACATTGGACAAAATGTATACGAATTAAAAGTACAGTTAAATGGTACAGCTGTTGCAGCAAATGAGCTTATGGACGGTGAAGTAGACATCTTAACTGGTACAGCAAAAGGTATTAGTTACCGAATACGTGGGAACAACGCAGCTACTGCGAATGGAATAGTAACACTTACTCTTTATTCACAGCTACTACAAGCGGTTCCTGCTGGTTCGATAGTTAATCTTGGATACAGCCTTTACTACAATCTAACAACTGATGTAGCAAGCGATCAGGTTGGAACTAACACTAACAAGCACTTTGTAGGTGTTGTAAGTGCGCCACTTGGTGCTTACCAGTACGGCTGGATACAAACTCATGGACGTGGTCTAGTTATAAGTGATAACAAGTATTATAACGGTACATCTATAGTAACTGGTATTATTCCAAAGGGTTACTCGCTTGTGCCTAGCAAAACAAATCCTGGACAAGTTACAGGCTCTAACCCACTGCTAGACGCGGACAAACAACTTGTCGGATACGGACTTGAAAATCCCTATACAGCAGGTGTTGGCGTTCTATTTCCTTGCGACATATCTATTGAATAATTAACAGATACAAAAGGCTGCGGTGTGTGGCCTTTTTTTGTTGTGTGGTATAATGCTGGTAATGAACAAAGAAACTTTGGAACAGCTGAAAAGCGAAGCAGAGCAGAAATGGAACGACTTGCAGGAGGAGCTAAAGCGACTCCAGGGTGAACATCGCATACTTACGAAACTCATTGAGGAATGGGTAGAGCCGAAAACTAAGGAGGAATCAAATGCCACGAATACAACCAAAAAGTGACCAGCACACAGCTGCAACAGTAAACGTAAAGAAGTTATTTAGAGAACGGCTTATAGACCGATTTAAGGCTACTGACTTTGTACGTGTTATTAACCCAGACAATGAGGATTTTACTTGGAGTTACCTACCATCATCAAAAGAAGATTTGCAAATGTCTAGCGATGGTATGCACCGATACGCACTACGTGAAGAACCTGAATACTATCTACTAGCACCAGGTGAAAGCGAAGTTATTATTGGCGAAAACGCTTACATTATGATTGAAGCATTGTTTAAGAAAATGGTAGCTAAAAAGCTATACATGGATCATGGTGATTTCAAGCCTGGTCAACCAGCACGTAACTTTAACTTTTCTGATGCACTTGCACAGGAACAACTTATAGACAAAATTTACTTAGGCAAAGAACAGCCCAACTTTGGATCAACTAATGTGGAAGTAGCAAATGACACCCCAACAACAAAAGATTCAGGCACAGCTCGACCTAAGAGCACAAGAGCTTGACGCTAAAGAAGCGTACTTAAATAAACTTGATAAGGCATACGAACAAGTACAGCTAGATATTAAAGTTGCTGATAAGACTATAAAGGTCAGGGAAACTCAATTAGACGATGTCGTAAAATCTTTAAACGTAGCTAAAGAAAAGCTAGACGAATTAAATAACGAGTATCTACATAGAGAAAAACGATTGAACGCTAAAATTGCTGATATTAAGAACGACCAAAAGCGTCAAAACGAAAAACTTAGTACAATAACGCAAAACGTACAAAAACAACGTACAATTCGCGATGAATTAGACAACGAAACACGTGAGTTGAATGTATACAAAAAGGAACAAGAAAGTTTAATTAAAGAAGCTATTGAGGCTGGTAATGATAAATTATTAGAAGCCAAGTCAGATGTAGCTAAGTTTACGGATCAAATAGACCAACTACGCCTTGAAGTAAGTGACTTAGAGCAACGTAAAATAAATGTATCATTTGATGTATTACAAGTTGAATCTAGTTTTGAAAACACCAGAAATGCCCTAGAGCAAGAAGAACTAGAATTACAAAAATCACTTAATAAAGTACAGAAGCAAGTTCAAGAAGCATCTATAAATCATAAACTTATACTTAAAGAAACAGAAGAAAAACTAACTAAACTAAAAGCTAAAGAAATAAGCATACTTGCTAAACAAGATGCGTTAATAGAGGAACGTAGCCAACTAGAAACTGAAAAAAGACGGTGGAATAGTACCAAGAGTCTTTATGATGATGTATAATGTAAACAGGCAAACTAAGCCCTACCTAAGTAGGGTTATTTTTATTTATGAGCAATAGAAGCGGCACACCATATTCAGCACCACGAGACGCGAACAGAGACCCTGTTCTATTAGGTGTATCAACTGTAGACGGCATAACACCTGTACCACTTGAAGTAGACCCAGTTACAGGACAATTACAAACCTCAGGTTCAGGTGGTGGCGGTGGTAACGTAACTATTGCAGATGGTGTATCTAGTTCTACTAAAGCTACTGTATCTGCTAAGGCAAGCTCTAATGCACTTGCAGTAGAAATTGTAGACGCATCAGGTAACCAAATAACTTCTTTTGGTGGTGGTAGTCAATATACAGATGGTTCTTCAACAATAACTAACCCAATAGGAACTATGCCTGTTTATGATAAAGCAGGAACAATCACAGCAGTTTCAGTAGCCAACCCACTTCCAGTAAGTGCAACAATAACTCCGACAAGCGATACAACAACTACAGGTTCAATCTCGGGCTCTGGACAATCTGTTACATTTGCAGTAAATGCACAATCTACTGTAGGTATACAAGTTTCTGGTACTTTTTCGGGTACTATTTTAATTAAAGGTTCTGTCGATGGCTCTACATATACACCAACAACTGCTACTAGCTTATCTACTGGTGGTTTNGNNATCTANNATAACTTCATCGTTTACAGGTCAAGTTAATGTTGCAGGTTTTGTATCTTTCCAGCTTACGAGTGTTTCTTGGACTTCGGGAANAGCAAATATATCTTTAAGAGCTTCAACTGGAATATCTAATATAATGTTAGACAATCCACTTCCTTCAGGTACTAATACAATAGGGGCAGTAACTCAAGCTACGGCATCTAACTTTAATACTACAGCACAAATCACAGACGGAACTAATACAGCCAATGTACTTAAATCTGATGGAACAGCGGCAGGACAAAATGCTCAGTTAATAGCCCCTGCTTATAAAGAAGTTGGCTCTTTGACTGCTGGTTCTCTTAATGCTGACTTAGTGCCAAGTATTGATGTTAGTGGTTATTCAACATTTGCACTTCAAATAGCAGGTACGTTTAGCGGTACATTAACCTTACAAGGGTCAAATGATAATACGAACTTTGTACCAGTATATGGCTCTTGGGCAAACAATTCACAGCCAGTCTCTGCTGTGACTACTACTGGTATGGTTACTGGTTCTTGTAACTTTAGATATTTCAGAGTTAGAATGACTGCTTATACATCAGGTACTGCCACTGGTACTTTAGAACTAAAAACAGTCCCTTTTGCACCAACAAACATTATTGCTCAAGTATCTGGTTCAGTTACATCTACAGCTGTATCTGCTAGAAATACTGGTAATATAACTACTTCATCAAGTTCTGTAGCATCTGTATCTGCATCTGGTTTTTCTTGGGCTTATGTAACAATCAGTGGTACTTACGCTGGTATCTCATTTGGTATAACTGCTTCAGATAACTCAGGAACAACCTATTACAATGTGCCTGTATGGGATGTACAAAATCAGAGATATATAGCTCCAGGTACAACAATTTCACCTACAGACAACTCATCTTCAAGTTATTATGTGCCACAATCTTCTAACTCTTCTATAGTTAGAGTTTTAGCTTCAGCCTATACTTCTGGAACAGGTGCAGTATCAATAAGTGGTATGTCAAATGCACCATTAATGTTTTCGCAAGCAATACAGTCATTTAACAGTACTGCTTCTGCCGTACCTACAACTGCACTTCCTGTAGGA